GTTTGATTCCAGTAGATCCAATTTCTGTATTTGAATACCATGGAACAGCAGTAACTCCAGAAACAGCAAAACCACCAGTATTGATGATTGCAATAGTGTTAGCGTCAATTACTTCATATACTGTGTGTGTCTTGCTAGCACTATCGGTATATGTTGCACCAACTGCTAATCCATGTGATGCTACCGTTGCAATTTGATCTGCTCCACGATCAACAATAACTACTTTGTAATCATTTCCAGTGGTTCCAGCGTATCTTGCTAGTAGTTTTTCTGTAGATACTCCAGCATCAAAAGCATCTTTGCTGGCAACAAGAACACCAGTTCCTGAAGCAGTTGCATTCTTGACGCCAGTGGCGGCACGAACAACAGCAAGGGTTCCGCCATACTTAAGATATTCTGCTGCTACCAACCAATCTTCTGCATTTGCTTCTGATGGTTCCCCGAAAGTATCAATAAGTTCTCTTTCGGAACCGATTGTTGTAATTTTGCCTACTGGTCCAGTGCGAAAGCTGGAGGCAAACGCGGCAGTAATTTGCAACGCACCTACAACAACGGCATTGGATAAATCACGCTCCTTAATAACAACACCAGGCGAGACTTGACTTGCCATGTTTTTACCTCTTAGATATCAAATTTATCTAAATCTATTTAGAAATTAGTAATGTTCAGAGGGGGAAACAATGCATGAACACTCTACCAGTCAGGATATGACCAATTTGTATGATCTTTTTTTCTTGCTTCAATAATTCTTTTGACTGTACATGCTTTACATTCATATGAATATGCTGAAGGAAACGGTCTTTTGTTTTTACGGATCAAATAAAAATCTGTAAGAAGATCTTTTTCTTTATTGCAAGTCCTACACCTTCGTTCTTTAAAGATGAGATGTTCTAACGAAAACTGATCTTCTAAGTCCATTAATAGTTCCACATGTAACTTACTTCTTCTTGAGTATTTCCATACTCCCATAGAGATCCATCAGCGTCTATAAAACTATCATCTCCCATACCATCATCAATAAAACCAAACGGTGCCATATCTTGCTCAATCTGATTTCTCTGTTCTTCATAGATACGACGACGAACATCCTGATCTGTCATCTCTTTGAAGTATTCCTGCATGACTAACCATGCAAAGAGAACCAAACACATTACGAGGTCATCATGATATCCTTCGTCTGCTTCCCATGCCATCTTTTTCTGGATGAAGGTGGTGAGCTCCTGTAAGATTTCAAAGTCACCAAAAGTTAGTTTATCTTCTTCGATGATTGCTTTGAGATTAGCGCAACCCAATTTCTTAACTGTCACACTCATCTTGACACCAAGTTGAGTTTTCATTCCAGAGAAACCTGTACCAACAATTTGACCTGCCCTACCACGCATCGCACACATCAATACATTAGGATACTCTAGATCGTAGTTTAAAGTGGCAGCAATACTATCACCAATATCATTGACTTCTACCAGGATATATGGTAAATTGTATTCCTTTGCTACCTGTAAAATTACCGAGGGAAACAGTACAGGTTTAATTTCATTATTTCTGTACTTTGCCACGACCTTATACGGCAGTGTGGTGATATCAAACACGACGAAAGCACTATAGTCGCCACCAATTCCTCTGGCAACATCAACAGTAATAATGTATTCGTGATCTTTTTGTACTCTTTCGTGGATATCAAGTCCTGCATTGGATGTAATTGGGTCAATAAATGGTATGTTTTGAAGCTTGGCTGGACTGATGAGTGTATCAGCAGAACCAAGGAAGTCGCATTCAAACTCTTGTGCGAACTGTCTTGCAGAAGTATTCTTGAGTGTCTCTTCCTTCCACTTGGCATCTCTACCAGGAACTTGAGACCAATGAACCTCGTTCATTACATAACCATTCTTGCCGTTCTTAGCATCAATCCACATCTTGTAGAAATGGTTCATGCCATTCGGCGTTGAAATGATTATGACTTTCGTGCTCTTACCAGAAGTAATAGTAGGATAAACAGAGGCAAAGAATTGCTCTGCAACATGGTTTGGAACGAAAGCGAATTCGTCGAGGAACAAGATATTAAACGACATGCCTCGGACAGCAGACGCAGATGTAGAAGATGCCAGAATTTTTGATCCGTTTTCAAGTTCGACATTACCTTTGTTCCAAACAACTACACCATGCTGCATCCACTTTGGTAAGTTCTCATAAGCAAGTTGAAGTCTGCTCAGGAGCTCCCTGGATGTGGAAGCTTTGTTAGCCAGAATGCCAATATTAACGCTATCAAAGAATATTGCGTAATAAAGCAGATAAGCAACAACCGTAGTGGATTTTCCAGTTTGTCTTGGGAGCTTTGCGATGTTGAATCGGTTTTCATGGAAGTCTCTTAGAATATTCTTCTGGAAATCATACATCTCAAAAGGCACTAAGCCTTCATCTAGTGAGATAATCTTAATATAATTTTCAGCAAAATAGACTGGATCATTCTTACACTTGATCCACTCGTTGATTTGTTTTTTAGTAAATGATATTTGGGTTCCTGCTTTCTTTAGATTAGGATTACCCAAATATACATCAGTACCAGCTGCCACAATAAAACCTAGTCACTACTGGTATTTAGGGGTGGTCTTCTTCCAACTCCTTCAATCTCTTCTCCCATGTAACACCACCTTCTTTGCCACGGCAAGGATTGATACAAGTATCATCTCCCAACTTGTTACATACTAACCCCGCCAGGTCAAGTTCATTACCTGGCTTGTTTGTTCCCGTCCAGTAGTGCTGATCGTTGATCCAATTAGCACCACACTTAGGGCAGGTCTTCGTGTTCATTTTCGTAATTTGCGAGGAACTTTTTGAAATCGGTTGTATCTCTCACAAGTTGCCTCTTGAGTTTCCAACCCATCCATCTCATCTGAACTCTTACAAACGCATAGCGTAGTTGAAGATCAGCATAAGCAAAGAGTTTCATAGTTTCCTCAACCCCAGCATATGCTACCAGGATTGCAAAGAACACAACAATAAAATAAGTCCCGTACATATGTAACTCTCTGCTACATTTATTATAAGCTATGTAGCAGAAAAATGTGTTACATTATGTTACGATTTGATAAGTATATCTTTACATACTTATAAATTATGCTTCTGTCCAGGTTCCTTTGGCAATACGGATTTCTTTTAGAATGTTAAAATCCTTAGCTTTGGTTCCACCATCGTAGTTCCAGGCATGACCCTCAGAGATCATTTGGTTATTGACTGAGACTTCTTCACCGTTGATAAACAGGTGTCCGATGATGCGACCATACTTCTCTGTGCTGTCTGGAAGTTCGGTCTTGATAATAATATCTTTAGCATTCTCTAACTTATGCTTCAACCATTCTTTTGCTTGAAGTCCGAGTTTCTTTTCATACGCATCCGACGTGCGGCTCTCTGGGGTATCAATACCCGCCAAACGAATTCGTTTAGTGAGGCTAATATCAAAACCCAAATCAATATCAGCGTCAATAGTGTCGCCATCTACTACCTTATGTACTGAACGAATGCGGTAAATATATGGATCTTTAGTGTCGGTCATGGTCTTTCATCTCCTCGTTTGCCATCCGTAATATGTAGTAGATGACATACAAAGTGAATAAAAGACCACAACCTAGTATTGTTACTACTCCCCAAGGGAAATCATTTGGCATTGTCTTTGTTGTGTATGTATTGTATTCCCATGATAGGTAGGACAATAATACCAAATCCACAAAGTCCTAACCAGATTGGACTGTCTGCTAAAAATTCTACTAAATGAAATAAGATGTTCATGTCGGTAAAATTTGTCTTGGTTGTTCGCCTCTGAATAATGGCGAAGTGATTACCTCGTATTTTAGATATACTACTGTATCAATCATCCACCAAAACATAATCACACAAAGTATAACTGATAGAACGAACGAAGCTAGACCTAGAATAAAACTGGGTCTTGGTTTGTGACGATAATAATTGATCACTCCAAGTGCCATGATAAGCAGTAAAACTTCATACGTGATAAAATTGTAATAGCTCATGATGGGTATGCGTGTGTAAGACCCCAATAAACGAAAAGTGCTATGCTTGAAAAAATTAGCATAGCACTGATAAGTGTATTAGTCATCATCTGTTGAGTATTGTTCAAGGTAAGTTTTGAGTGTGTTTATAAGTTCCTCATACTGGTCCCAGATATACTCAGATCCAGTTGAGTTCTTATAAAGTTCGCAGGCAAGAATAAGTCGTGTAATGTCCTCTTCTTTCAGTCTCATTATCATAATGGAAACCTCAAAACTAATTATAATAACAACAAATTTTTCGTCAGGTTTGTGTCAGCAATTCCACGCACGAAGCGATTTATTGATCCTGCTGTCTGGATCTCGGGCAGTTTTCTTGGAAGTTAGCTTCGACTTCATGCCCTTCATTCTGGCACAAAATGACGCCCTGCGGGGATTTCCAACTTTCTTTGAAGGTGCCTTAAGGTCGCTTCCAGGATTAGCTCTTTCATAAGACTTTCTACCTTTCTCGTTAAGACCGCCATTTTTGTTCTGACCCTCCTTACGTGTCCAAGCAGCTTCGTCTAGTTCTACTTCTTCTCTTTTGATAGATTGAACTGGAACTGCGAAACGATCCCATGCTTTCTCGCCATAGGAACATTCCTTTCTGGTCTCTGGTTTTTGACAGAGCTTACAGAAACGCTTTTCTTCTTGCTCTTTTTTCTTTGCTTCTTCAGCAAGATGTTTGATTTCTTTAAAGTTTTTCATTAGTAAATCTCCCTCCATTGAAGACCTGCTCTGATTGTTCCAGCGTTATTACCCATGTTCGTTACCAATACAACATATACTTCAGATGAACTTGAGTCAAAATTCTGAACGATAATGTTTTTCTTTGCTGCTGAAATAGAACCTGTTGAAGCAGATGCTAAAGAGTTCTGTGAAGAACCAGCAGTTACATAACCACCAAAT